GTGCTTTCACCATCGCAGTTATCACCCCGTCAGGCGTAGTACGTCAGATGTTGGTTGCAAGTCCACGTCTATATAAGACCCTACACTCAGCAGAGTTTTCCCCACAGGGACCTTTGACTAAGAACTACTGGGCTATTAGCCGTACTGGAAAGATGCAACAGACTGTCTACCATCTACAGGCAATCAAGTCTCGCGACCTTGCAGAAGATTGGGGCATTGACCCAGCTTTTGCTGAGGCAGAAGTGGCAAAGATTGAGCCTTACACACGCTCCATTATTAAGGAGCACTCATGGGAAGAGCTAGAAGAAATCGCTAATTCCCTTCTTTAATCAATAGTGTTAGGCTGGGGGCAACACGTGCTAAGACCCCCAGCCTTCACTTATTTTTAGGATGCGATGAATATAATAACTACTAAAGAGCAACTCGATGAGATGGTTGCCTATTATCTAAAACAAGATGCCTTTGCTTTTGACTGCGAAACTGTCGGACCCCGTAGAGGTGTGTCCGTTGTTAATGAGATTATGTGGCTTAGCTTTGCTACATATGGTCGCGGTGATGTTATTCCTTTAGGTCACCCAAACGGTGAACTGTCTGAGGTTATTAAACCTCTTACTGGACAGGGAGCTAAGAAGGCTGAAAAAGGCTTAAAACTTAACGACGTAGACTACTCAAAGAATAAGAAGTTACACACTCACGTCTTTACAGAACCTCCTAAACAACTACATCCAGCAGAGGTGTTCTCTGCACTACGTCCTTTATTTTTTAGTGACATGCTAAAGGTTGGTCATAACCTAGTGTTTGACCTTTGTTCTATAACTAAATATTTTGATGGTCAGGTTCCTAGCGCACCATACTTTGACACGATGGTTGGTTCTTTTATTTACGATAACCGTAATAAAAACCGTTGCGGTCTAGACGACTGCTTAAAGCGAGAGCTTGGGTATGAGATGGAGAAGGGTGTAGGCGCTGAGGTAGAGGTTCATCCCTTCAGCGTTGTTGCCAAGTACGCCTACCTAGATGCTAAGTACACCTTTATGTTATGGAAGGTTGTTAAAGAGAAGATTGCAAAGGCTGGCGTAGAAAACATCATGGCATTAGAGATGGATGTTCTACGAGTGCTATGTGATATGAAACTTGCTGGGGCACCTATTGACCAGGATGCTTTGGCTTCACTGCACGTGCAGTTAGAGGCAGACATTGAGAAAGCAAGAGAAGATATCTATAGAACTGCTGGTGTTGTGTTTAATATTAACTCCAACAGAGAGAAGCAGTACCTCTTGTATTCCCCACAGCCTTCAGGTCGTGGGTTAAAACCAAAGATTTATACAGGTAAAGGCATGAAGAAAGAAGCAGAGGGTAAAGAGTTAACCGTAGAGGATTACTCTGTATCAGCCGAAGCACTTGAACCGTATAGAGATAAGGACCCACTTGTTAAGGCGATGCTTGAGTACGCAGACCTTAATAAGTTGTTAACTACATACGTAATCCCATACCTAGGAGGCGAAGTTGTTAGAACTACAGGCGGTAAATCAAAGGTCGAGTATAGAGATAGTCTCCTCGTCAACGGTAAAGTACACGGTGACTTCATCCAGCACGGAGCGGAGACAGGAAGATTCTCGAGTCGTAACCCTAACCTACAGAACGTCCCCAACCCAGCCACCGCGCATGGTAAAGCTATCCGAAACCTCTTCTACGCTCCAGAAGGTTACAAGCTGGTAGTCGCTGACTACTCACAGATTGAACCTAGAGTGATTGCGTCCATGTCTAATGACCCTATTATGAAGAAGAACTACCTAGAAGGTGGGGATATCTATACAACTGTAGGTGACGTGATGGGAGTAAACCGCGCAGCAGGTAAGGTGCTTGTTCTTTCTATGGCGTACGGCGTAGGTCCAGACAAGATTGCTCGTTCTATCGGGTGCTCTATCACCGAGGCTAGAGGTTTGTTAAGTAACTTCGGTGAGAAGTTTCAGAACGTCAGTGCTTATCGAGCCAAGGTTATTGGAGTTACTAGGAAGGCTGGATTTGTATCCACCGTCCTAGGTCGTAAGCGTTACCTACCAGAGATAAATAGCAGAAACATAGGTGAGCGTGCTGGTGCTGAGCGTCAGGCGTTCAATACCCGTATCCAAGGGTCTGCTGCAGACATCATGAAGCTTGCTATGATTAGAGCGCATGACTTAATACCAGAAGGCGCCAGCCTCCTTCTCACTGTTCATGATGAGTTGGTGACTATAGCTCCTGATAACTTAGTTGAAGAGACTAGAGAGGCAATTAGAGAAGCTATGGAAGGCATCAATTTATTGGATATCCCGCTTATCGCGGACATTGCAGTTGTGCAAAGATGGGGAGAGGCTAAATGAGTTTTCTTGGTAGATGGTTTAATAAACGTGACGAACAGTTTGATGTTGAGTACTTTAAGAAAGATATACCCCTGAGTACTATCGCTAGGTGGTATGTCTACGACACCGAACTAGGTGAGCCTAATGAGGTTGTGGAGTTCATCGGCCTTAATAAGGCTAGCGCTGAGGGCGATGAGAAAGAGCGTGAGGATAGCGACCTTCGTTTAGACAACATTGAGTACCTGCTGCCTTACCTACACGCGATTGCTGATGTTGCAGCAGACGTTATTACTGGGGTGCAAGTTGATGAGATTGTAAAAAAGAACCCCAACGATAAAGAAGAAATTGAACGTGAACTAGATACTATGCGGGTGCTGTATAAGGTTGTCAGTTTATCCGCTATTATTGGGGCCTTCGCTTCTGCTATGGAGATTGGCTTAATTGAGCCAGGCGAAATACAGGAAGCGGAATGGGAGAAAAGGATATTAGATGAGCAGTAATTGGTGGGCAAACAAGTTAGGTACTCCAGCACCTCAACAGCCACAACGACAAGGTGTTGTACAACCGCAACCAGCAACGTACGTTCAGTCGCCACAGCCACAGTATCCACCGACGCAACAAGCGACGCCTCAAGCAGAGCGTTGTCCTGGTTGCGGTAGTAATAACTACGGTGGGGCTACTCCAGAATCTAGAAAACGATGTTACGATTGCGGATACCCAATCGTCCAATCAGGTAGTGGTATGGGTAGAGGCATTGTCTCAGGACAGCAAAGTGCAGGTGCCCCACAACCAGCTAAACAAGTAAATGCAGGCGGATGGAATCCAACAACAATTATCGGAAAGATTGAATAATGAAAAATGCAGAACTAATTAAAACTATTGCAAACATTAATAAAAAGTATGGAGATGGAACTGTTGTATTAGGTTCAGACATTATTGAACAGCCGCCTCGTTTTACCTCAGGCTCTTTAGCTTTAGACGTATCTCTTGGCGGTGGGTGGCCCGCTAACCAGTGGCACGAGTTAATTGGCGAAGCCAGTAATGGCAAGACCGCTATTGCATTAAAGACTGTAGCAGCAAACCAAAAAGCAAACCCAGACTTTACTACTGTATGGGTAGCAGCTGAGCAGTGGGTAGATAGTTACGCAACTATGTGTGGCGTAGATACTTCACGAGTCTACGTAGTATCAACTAATATTATGGAGGAAGCTTATGAAGCCGTTATCCAACTTACAGAAAGTAGAGCGGTCGATTGTATTGTTCTTGATTCGCTACCTGCCTTGGTCCCTACAGCAGAAGACGATAAAGAGATGGAGGAATCTACTGTAGGTCGCGGAGCCCTCCTTACTAACAAGTTCTTCCGTAAGGTAGGCAAAGCCTCTAAGCGCTCCCTAGTAGAGGAAGAGCGCCCATTTATTGGCATCATTATTAACCAGTGGCGTTCAAAGATTGGCGTCATGTACGGCGACCCTCGCACCACCCCAGGCGGTCTAGGCAAGGACTACGCCTTCTTTACCCGCTGTGAGGTGCGTAGAGATGAGTGGATTGAGGCTGGTACAGGGCAAGAAAAGCGTCGTATTGGCCAGTCAATTAAGGTCCGCGTATTAAAAAACAAGTCTGCAGCCCCTTCACAGGTATCTGTTTTTGACTTCTATTTTGCTGACGGTGGCCACATCCCAGCAGGTGAGATTGATTTTGCCAAAGAGATTATGGCTATGGGTATCCTTAATAAGGTCATCAAGCGCACTGGCGCCTACTACAACTATGGGGATAGAAAATGGATGGGACAAGATGCTATGCTTAGCGCTATACGGGAAGAGATTGACCTTAAGGAACTGCTTGAGCGCGACGTACTAGATGCCCTACGGGCAGGTTCTAAGTTCGTAGCCGATGAGGAGTAAGGGCCAAAAGGAATCTAAGAAGCACGAGGAGCGATTGGCAAAGCTTGTTGGTGGTCAGCGTAGTGCTGCCAGTGGCGCGTTTTGGAGTCGCAAGGGTGATGTTAGGTCTAAGGACTTGTTAATAGAACACAAGTGGACTGGCAAAACTCAGGTAACTGTCAAGGCAGCAGTACTAGAAAAGATTGTTAACGAAGCCATCGTTGACAGTCGGACTCCCGTCCTCGGTTTCAGTTTAAACAATAATAATTACGTATTGCTTACTGAAGATGACTTTCTGGAAATGCGCCAGAATATTCAGGAGCATAATTGTTCAACGACGCAGGGCACGTAGAGGGCTGGCGACACAACGCTAAGTGTCGTGGTTTGGATACGGAACTTTGGTTCCCCCCACGTGACAAAACTAAATATAGAAAAATAGCAGAAGTATCTAAAGGCGTATGCTTTGGTAAAGATGGTTTACCAGAGTGCCCTGTACGCAGGGAGTGCCTACTTTACTCTGACCAGATGGATGAACAGCACGGTATCTGGGGTGGCCTTAGCCACCGCGAACGTAACGCACTAAAACGTAAACTAAAAAAAGATGGAACAACTTTAAAGGAACACCTATTTGATGATAAGGTCTAGGGATGAAAGCATCGAAACCACAAGAAGTAACAGGGGCACTAAAGGCGTTTGTCAACGTGTCTAGAAAAAAAACACGCGTACTAGGTTCCTTGGAAAGACATTTAATATCAAGGCCTAAAGACCAAAGCCGTCGTACCGACGTGCTTCATCCCTCTGACATGGTTAAAAAAGAGTGGTGCCACAGAGCTTCTTACTACCATTTAATGGGTAAGGCACCAGTATCTAATCGCACTATGACTTTGCGTACAGCATCTATCTTTGCCGAAGGTCATGCTATCCACGCTAAGTGGCAGAAGTGGTTCCAGGAAATGGGAACGCTGTACGGTAAGTGGTACTGCATTGAGTGTGGAGAGATGTTCTGGGGCGGTTCAGATTGCCACGAGGGCCCATTAGATTATCGAGAAGTCCCACTGTTTTATGAGCCGTTGAGAATCTATGGTCACTCAGATGGCCTACTCGTAAACTTGGGCGAGCCATTGATGCTAGAGATTAAGTCTATTGGTGCTGGAACTATCCGTTGGGAAGACCCGTCGTTGTTCATGGAACACAACGGGGACCTAGACAAGATGTTTGCAGCAATTAAGGCTCCGTTTGAGTCTCACATTAATCAGGTGCAGATATACATGAAGCTTGCAGAATTACTTAACCTAGAGTATGTTCCGCAAGAGGCCGTAATCATCTACGAGAATAAGGCATCACAAGAACCTAAAGAGTTCGTGATACCAAAGAGTGATTTCTCGATTGCACCGTTGTTTGAGGCAGCTGCTAAGATTGTAGAAGCAGTGAAGAACCAAACACCACCAGCGTGCAATATTGATGGTTGGGGTAATTGCGAGCGATGCGGAGGATACAATGACTGAACTATCAGCTACAGGTATAAGCGAACAGGTATTAAAACAACTAGAAGAGCAGGGCTTACCTTTTAAGCGCTCGCTTAAACTAGAGTTGCCAGACTTCCCCAGTGATATCACATTAGTAGATGACACCGAGCTTATGGGTATGGCAAGCAAGTATATTGAGAACATGAACTTCCTTCGTACTCAGGCTGCTTGCGCTGAGTTGGCTGAGATGGAGGCCGAGGCTTTCTATAGCGAGTCTGTAAATGCTGGATTGCTATCCAAGACCTCAGGTAAAGCCTCAGAAAAAGCCACGCTACTTAGAGCTCAGGTAGAAGCAGAGCCAGAGGTCAAGGCACTTTCAGATGCTTACTCTTATGCCCGCGCCTATCACAAGATGGTTCGCACCTACCTAGATAACATTGAGCGGTACTACTCACTGACTAGCCGTGAACTAACACGTAGAACATCTAGCGGCCGTGTCACTGGGTTTAACAGGTATGCCCCTTAAAAAAATTGAAGGAGGACTGGACCTCACCGACAGTAGCCCAGTTTACTTAGGTATAGACCAGTCCTTTACAGGATTTGCCATGTGTGCGTATAAAGACAATACGTATTACGCAGAGGTATACAAGTCAACTAATAAAGGAATGCCACGTATGTTAGATATACGTGCGTTTATTCGTGATTGGATATCTAGGGTAGAAATCCTTGATGTAGCCATGGAGGGCTACGCAATGGGAGCCAAGGGCAAGGTATTTCATCTAGGAGAGCTTGGTGGCCTAGTTAAGATGGAGTTGGCAGATATTGACAAGTACCCACTAATAATCCCACCAACCACGCTTAAGAAGTACGTAACTGGCGCTGGTTCAGGTCAGAAGAACCAGATGATTTTGCATACCTACAAAAAGTGGGGCCAGACGTTTACCGACGACAACGCCTGTGATGCGTATGGGCTTGCGCGGCTATGCTCAGGGGATGGTACGCTTGCGTATGAAAAGGCTGTTTACCAACAAGTACAGAGCCCAGACTATCGGGAGATTTAAATGCCAAAATACGATTTTACATGTATGAAGTGCGACCGCACTGTAGAAATGCATTTTGCATTTGATGCTACACAACGTCCTACCTGCGATGGCTGCGGTGAATTTATGATTAAGTCGTATACACCACCATCTGTGCAGTTTAAAGGCGGAGGGTGGGGTGGCCAATGACCAAACTTATGTTTCCAGGTATGTATAACATTGGAACTGATTTACCAGTATTAGTAGCTGATGATGACTTTATTGAGCATCTTCACGAAGAGGGTTTTGACCATACTATAGATATTAACGACCTTATATTTGAGTGGATTGACTGGGCTAAGGAGAACATCGATGAGCAAAACACAAGATAAAAGAGCACAGCGTAAAGCAGAAGCAGCAGCTTTTGTTAAACAGCGTCGACTACAGGAACTCCAGGTCCTAGAAGCTCAGTTTGCTTATGGTTTAAAACTATATGAAGAAGGTAAAGATAAACTATCTGCAGAAGAGATTGAGCAGATGGAAGAGTCAAAAAACAAGTTTACGGAAACCCTATTCCGATTTAAAAAGGAGCACGGCCTTGCCGAAAACACACAAGGATAAAGACCTTATCGAAGATGGTTGGATGACCATCGATGAATTTATGGCAAGGCTGACCCCAGGACTTACAGAGTATTTAAAGTCTAACTGGGGCATGGGCGGGGAAACCGCCCTTCATCACCCTACAGATTTGTTTACAACGGCTTCAATTTATATGGATATAGCCTATCGAGTATCTAACGACTTCCTAGACTGCAAACATGACTAAAAGTATTAGAGAGCTAAAGCCCGATTTTAGTGGGTCTATGGCCTATGAAAACCAGGTTTTACATGAGTGCCCTGTCTGTGACTCGGGTCTTTGGAACATAAAAGCCAGCTTTCAAGACTATGAGATATCCCAATATTTACTGGATATGGAGTGCTCCATCTGTGGGACTTACGCCAAGGCCCCTACCCCTTTAGACAGACCAAATTTAATTTAGAATAGATAATTAATACTCCGATAACAAGTACCACTAATAGGAGTATTAAATGTCAGAAGAACAAAAAGACGACCAGGTTCTACGCGTAAGCGCGGGGTCTAACCCACAAGCCGTAGCATCAGCCATTGCTCATAGTATCTATGAGACCCGTGCCTGCAAGATTCGTGCGGTAGGAGCTGGGGCTATCAACCAGGCCGTGAAGGCCATCGCCATTGCACGTGGGTACACAGCCCCTAGAGGCATGGATTTAATCTGTATTCCAGGATTTACGAGCATTGAAAGCCATGACGGCCAGATATCAGCCATTATCTTCGATGTCAGTGCACGTTAACCCTGTATTTCCCAAGTAAATACTTTACCCTTTTTATACCTTCGGCCAAAGGATTGTAAATGACAAAAGATACATCAAAGAACTCGGCGCCCCTAGCTCCGACTTCATCCTCCGCATCTAATGCGACGGGCGCAAAGCCAGCTAAAGTAGCTAAAGCCTTGAAAGGCACATTAGTTAAGAAGACTGGTAACGCCAAGGGAGCAACAGACCCATACAAGCAAGCAAAGCCTTCTCGCAGCTTCGTAACTGCGACTGGTGGAGCTCGCTACGGTATTAAGGTCAACTTCCAGAAGACAACTGCACCAGAAGCGACATCCACCCAGGCAAATGGGCGTATCATTGCTCCTGCTGTGAATCGTGTAAAGCCAAACTTCTCTGATGGTACGGCTGACCACAACTAAAACTGAATAGCGCAAAAGCCCCCTGGCACGTACAGGGGGCTTTTGGCATTTATGGGAATAATCTAATTTAGATTGCGTTACAATAGTGTTGACCGCTCACTCGGAGGGTCACAAAAAGTTATATCGTCTAAGGAGATATATTATGGCTTCAGGCTACATCAATGGCGGCTATCCAAAAGGTTCACCTCACGAACCATGGGATAAGCCTAAAACAGTTCAGCAATTCCAAACACTAAAACCAACCATCCAAGACCCCTTTTCAGCGTTGCAAAATATGCTGTCGCCGTGGACTTTTGGGTTTGACCGTCAACTAGATATGTTTAAAGAGCTAGAAGACGCACGTATTAAAAGCACTTATCCACCCTACAATATTAAGCATCTGCCCGATGATAAGGCGCAGATTGAGCTTGCTATTGCGGGGTTCAAGAAGGATGATGTTAAGATTACGTACAAAGAGAACATCATCACCGTTGAGGGCAACCGCGGAGAGGACGACGCTGACTACGCATACAAGGGTATTGCAGCACGTAACTTCGTACAGAAGTTTGCCATTGCGGATGACGTTATCGTAGGAGATGCAAAGCTTGAGGATGGTTTCCTAACCATTTCCCTAGAGCGTATCATCCCCGAAGAGAAGAAAGAAAAAGTAGTTAAAATTAAGTAGGACTATAACCCAGGTTATAGTGCGACTCCACTGACGTCCACTGACGTCCACCTTGCAATCACGATAACAAGGTCAAACACCCACGATAAAAATCGTGGGTGTTTTGCTATACAAACACCTTATGTGTGATAGGCTATTGGACGGAATCATCCTTTAATCAGAGAGAGGTCGTATGCCAAAGGATACAGTAGGGTCTATATTAGATGGGTTTATTGCTGATGCAAAACTTCCAAAAAAATGTAAGACACAGAAGTGGGTAATTACATTATCTAAAGATGACCAAGAAAAATTTAATAGCCTAAAAAATGAAAATAGAAGCGTAGATATTAAGAACCTATTTGAAGCGTTGCAAGAAGCTGGCGTCAATTTACCTATGGGACTTACTGCCTTTCGCTCACACTTTAAGGAGTATTGCACATGCCAGAAGTAAATGAAACGTTATCATCCATATTTGATAGGGTTGCTATTAAGTCTAAAACTGATTGGTCCTGGCCACCAATTCAACCAGCAAAACCTACAGTAATTAAGCCTGCTACTTATAAAGAGCGCAAAGGTAAAAAAGATGGACGACTAATTATGTTCGTCCCAGACCCACAGATTGGGTACCGTAAATACGAAGATGGAACAATGGACCCATTCCATGATGAAGCGGCAATTGAGGTTCATTTTCAACTACTAGCGTACTTGGAAGAGAAGTACGGTGTAGATGAGATTATTCACTTAGGTGATTATCTAGACCTACCAACAATGGGTAAGTACGCACAAGAAGAAATGTTTGCACACACTGTGCAGCCAGCACTTGACTACGGTCATCAGCTATTGGCTAAGCAACGCGCTACCTGTCCAGATGCAAAGATTACTTTGCTAGAAGGAAACCACGACTGTCGTATGCAGCGTTATGTAGTAATGAACGCCATGGCATCAAAAGGTATTAAACGAGCTAACGCCACCCCAGATGAGTGGCCTGTAATGTCTATTCAATACCTACTCCGTCTTGAAGAACTTAATGTTAACTACGTGGGTGCCTACCCAGCGGGCGAGTACTGGATTACTCCACACCTTCGCGCTATCCACGGAACCACCGTCCGTTCCAATGGTTCAACAGCTTCAGCGTATGTAAACAAGAATCCACACGTTTCCACAGTATTTGGTCACGCACACCGTCAGGAACTTCAGTACAAGACTGTGGCTAATGGCGACGGCCCTATCCGCTCAGTATCAGGTTCCCCAGGTTGCCTATGCCGTGTAGATGGCGCAGTTCCTTCCTATGGTTCTGGGTTAAACGACAACGGTCGTCCAGTAAAGCACTGGGAAGACTGGCAACAGGGCGTTATGATTGGCTGGGTAAGACCAGACGATTCCTTTACTTTGCAGCCAATTCACATTATGGATGGCTGGACCCTTTACGAAGGCCACGAGTTTAAGGCGTCCAACTAACCTACTAGGCGTATCATTTAGGTATGTCTAGCCCACATCAAAATACACAGAACCTAGGCGCCAGTGGTTTATACGGTACGTATACAAACTACGGTGGCGGTGGTGTTCCTGTTGCTCGTAATGAGCTTGATGAACTTCGGTTAGGCGTAGGTCGAGCACCACAAGCAGAATATCCAGATGGATACTTAGGCACTATCCGCACACGTCGTGATGACCGCGGTCGCCCTAACGGAGCGTCTGAAAATGTGCTCGACTCACTTAAAGTTAGAATAGGACAGCGTTCATATCAACGTGGCGTTCACAAAGGTGAGCGCATTGACCAACAGGGTTACTACTACCCAGCTGGTCTTGAACCACATTCTGGCATTATGCGTCAAATGAATGCCGTTAAAGATGGAAACCTTTACAGAAGTCCTCGCCACGTATTTATGGCAGACATTGCACCAGCACCGCATCTACCTAATGATGGTAAGGCTGGCCCAACTGTAAAGAGCGATTCACCAATGTATGTAAACAATGCACGCCAAGACCAAATGGCACGCATGCGACCACAGTGGAAGTAAAAAATGCCAGGTAAATATTCAGATGGTACCTACGGTCGTAGACCGTGGACTAATGATGGGCGCAAGCCTTATCACACACCAGAAGAGGCTGCGTTTCCCCCACAGGAATACCTTGGACCTTTTCAGTCTAACCAAGACCGTTTACTTAATCAGGCGCTCGCTACTTGGACTATGAGTGGCGCAGAACTACAGGAATACGTACGACCAAACTTGCCGCAGATTAATCTATTTCCAGACCGATACGGGTATACTGATGTAGAGTTAGGTCTAGAAGATATTGTTCGTATGCCAAGAGGCAAAGAGCAGCGTGTAGAGTCTGACTTTAGCCAGACCCCTAATACTACCCAGTCTACGAGCCGCAACACGTTAGGAAACGTATGAGCAAAGACCCAGGATTATTCACTGATAGCACAGGCGAAGGCATGGCTGGGGCTACAGATGTACGCCTTGAGACCATTTATAACGGTACTAAGGCCTGTAAAGCCTGTGGTTCTCACATGAATCCAGTAGAATCGTTACGAGACCAGGACGTCTGCCCTAAGTGCAACCGTATCAAGGCCTCAAGACTAGTAAAAGGACGGATGGCATAATGGCAACTAATCAATCACGTTCCCTCAATGGCGACATGACAGAGGGCGCAACAGACGGCAAGTACCGCAAGCGTCGTCCAAACACAACCGTACAACCAGGCATGGGAGACCAGACCGTTGCTGCTAACCGCGCAGGTCTACACCCATACATGAACTACGGCTTTATTAACTCAGAAGAGACAAACAAAGTAAACCCAGCGGGTAACTAATGTCTGCGCCACGTAGAGAGTACGACCCAGCGCGTCGTCCAAATATCTTTTATAAAAACGACCCTGCAAGTAACGAAGAGCTAAGCAACCGTGCACATGCACGTGGACAAGCTTATTCTTCAAACAACAGCATTAGTGACGCGGTATCCGACAGACTTGGCTACGACATGGCGACTGGGGATAACGACGGTCCAACCATTTCTAAAAAGGGTACGCATTTAAAAAACGTTAGCCTGATTGAAGGCGGCAAAAAACTTAAGGATGCGGCTATGGTTTCAGGTGCCACCATGTCCAATGTTTCAATAAGTGGTACTGTTTTGGGTAAAACAAAGGGAATTATGCAGGGTAAAGGATAATGCCAGCACCACGTAGAGAGCGCGATACTAATAGGGTTTATCAAACCCCTAAAAGTAATGTAAACGTTTTAAGAAACCTTTCAGCCAACGGTACAATTACATCCCCTGATTTTAAAGGTAGTCAGTTTTCCCTAACCCCTTCCTTAGGTAGCGGCCGTGCGTCACTAAACAAGTGGCTCAATGAGGGTAAGCCTGAAGTTACCGCCCATATGGGACGTTCAGTTAAGAAAGCAACTGGAGAGACAACCTCAGAGGCTCGTCAAAAAGCTTACAACGCTGCATCTACAGAGCACACTGAAAACCTTAAGAGTGGAAAGTATGCACAGCAAGAGATGAATTCCACATTTGTAGGAACGAATAAGCAGCCTGCAATTAAGATTAATACAGACCCAGCAAAGGGCAAGTAAATGGCTAAAGAATACGAGCTTTCCTTAGACCCT